TTACCTATAATAGGCTTTCTCAAGGAGATAATTTTATCTTTATTCCTAACTATTTTACCTCTAGAAAACAAATAGTAGACTTCTTTATCGATGATGTTGCGGAATCGGCTCCAGCAACGCCAACCACTCCAGCCGTACAAAAAGCCTAAGAATAAGATGCATAGCCAGGCATATTATTACGATAACCCAATGGTGAGAATATAATGAGAAGAAGCGAAATTTTTGATAGCTTTGTCAAAATAGCCGAAGAAAAGGGCATGCTTTCCAAGGACTACCACGATTCTAAAAAGAAGCTGGAGAAGACCGGGAGAGCTGATTCTTTGGATATTTCTGCCATTGAAGCTTTGTATGGTGTCAAGCCAGACGCTCCAAAGGATATGGAATACAAGAAGAACATCATGGAAGATGCTCATCCAAATTCCGTTGTCATTTCTCCATCCTACGATAAGTTGAACGGTCTTGTTGAGAACAACAACGAAAGACAGAACATCTTACTTCACATTGTTCAAAAGACTCCAGATGGTTTATTGACCCAGCGTAAGTATGCTGAAAAAGAATTACTTCTAGCTCTTGTTAGAATTGGCAATGATCTAGATAATAGAAATCAAGATGAACTTCGTTTGCTAGCTGACTCTTGTTTAGAAGAAGTTCATGGCAAAGTCGGATTCAAAAAAGAAGCTTTCGTATGGATTGTTGTTGGAATTGCCGCTGCTTTAGGAGCACTTTATGCGCACCAACATCTACCAGATACGGATAAGGGACTAAAGCAAAATTACGATAATTTGGTCGGTGAACTAGATGATTTCTTGAATGCTAGCACAGGTATTGGTTTGGTAGGTCATGACTATGATTCTGAATTGAAACAAGATGTTGCAGGATTTAAACAGCGTCTAAATCAATTTATGGCCTCATACAATGCAAATCATGCAGCTATTAGAGAGCTAGAAAAACCACGTGATGCCAAGGATCTTGTTCAAGTTGCTAAGCAACCACAAACTCAAATCGTTATTCAAGCTTACAACAATTTATATGCAATCATCATCAACATGTCTACCTACATGGATCAGATTGCTAAGAACTTTGCCTCTACTTCATACAAAGCTCGTCACACCACGGATAAGGGTGTTCTAAATTGGTTGGCTGAAACAACCCATCTTACTGGTGGAAATTCAGCACTTATTGCTGATGATTTCCAAGATGTTGTTAATGCTATCCCCGCATTTAGGTCTTCTGTTGCAGAACTATTGAAGACGCTAGAGCAAGCTAAATCAATTGAGGAAAAAGCAAAAACAGATTTGCTAGCTTCCGTTTCTAAATCCCAAAGCGAATTTGGTCAAGGAAATTCTTTTCAAACCACTCCATATAACGCTCCTGACAAAGGTAAGCCAGAGGCTATACAAGTTAGTAATAAGGGGCAAACAGTAGAAGATTTGGATAAAGAGGCTGATGAACTAAGCAAAATGCTTGGTGGCGGAGCCAGTATATAAGAAACATGGGCATAAGAACCCATTTTCTTACCATAACATAACTTTTTTACTGGAATCTGGTAATAAAGAAATATGTTCAGTAGATTTTGTAAGTTAAGATGTAAGCTACTCATTCCATGCAATTCTTGCGGGATTGAAATTAGGAAACTAAAATGTCTCTAAAACTATTACAACCAGGCACTCAGCCACTAGGCCAATTTGATGGTCTTGACTCTCAGGTTTTGTCTCTAAAGGGTGGCGAAGTCGTTACCTTTAAGTCTGTAGTTGCTACCCAGGCAACTGATAAGGCTGCTGCTGACGCATTCGACGGCTATTCCAATCCAAGCGGAACCCAGAAGCGCGCAGTAGTTGCTCTTGCAGACGGCTACTCTTTCCGTCCATTGATGCTTGCTGACGAAGGTATCACCGGATACGGCACTCTATTCGGAGCTGTCGTTGGTGGAACTGTAGGTATGCAGGTAAACGGACCAACCAGCTACACTGGTGCTGTCCTTGGACCTCACACCGCAACCGGTTCTGGCAAGGTAACTTGCTGGGATAAGCAAGGTTTGTATGCAGTCTCTCTTGATGCATGCGATACCGACGCAACCAACGGTTTGCAACCAACCAACACTGCTCTAGACACTGGTGCAGCTCTATACTTCACCAGCGCTGGTTTGCTAACCCCAACCCAGTCCCGCGCAGTTGGAACCACCTCTTGCCCAGTAGTTGGTCGTTTCGTAGACTTCAACACCAACGGTTCTTTGGTAACCACTCCAAACAGCCTAGTTGCAGCTCTTAACAGCCCATCCGGCAACGTATCCTCTGTTGGTCCAAAGCAGTTTGCTTTCGCAACCTTCTGGTTCGGTCCTCCAGTCTCCTAAGTTGAGTAACTGAAATAATTCAAGTGTTCTGTAGAGTAAAATTTGCAGAACACTCTATCACACGCAAGTGTGTTTAGCTAGTGTAAGCTGGCAGATAATTCCTATAAAATGTAATGGAGACATTATGAATATGTTTAACACTCAAGGCCAAATGAATGCATCCTCTTTGAAGGACGCACTTCAGACCCTTGTTAAGTACGCTGCTGTTCTTGAAGAGAACCAGCCATCTAACATGGGCCTAGCAGGCCAACCATCGCTTAGCGATGACAAGCGTGATGAATTGATTTCTCGCGCTATTATGACCCAGGACGGTAAGATTGCTCTAGCTCAGGCTATGGCAAACCCAATCCGTAGAAACTTGGATTACCATGGTATCGCTCGTCGTGCCTTGGTTGTTGACCCACTACCACAAGGTGCAATGCCAACCTACGATAGAGATATCGATGTTGCTGCCGTTGTTATCTCCTCTAACGGTACTGGTCCAGAGTCCAGAGTATTCGGCGACAGAGTTGTCGTTCCAGAATTCGAAATCTACGCTAACCCAACTGTTAGAATCGCTGAAGTTAAGCGTCGTAGATTTAACGTAATTGACAGAGCAGTTCAGAAGGCTCGTCAAGAAATCATGGCTCAAGAAGATGCAAACATCTTCGCTGCTCTTGATGCAGCTTCCTCCGTTGAAAACGTCCTAACCGACATTGCAGACGCAGGACTTTTGAAGCGTGATCTTGTTGAAATCAAGCAACAGATTGACCGTTGGGACTTGGTAACCACCAAGTACTTCATGAACATCAACGAGTTCACCGACATCCTTAAGTGGGGTTCTGGTGGTGGACAAGGCACTGGTGGCGGAGATTTCGATCCTGTAACCATGCGTGAAGTTCTTCAGACCGGTCTATACGCCCACATTTGGGGTACTGACATCATGGTATCCAAGATCGTTCCACTAGGAACCATCTACGGAGCCGCAGATCCTGAGTTCGTTGGTGTAATGCCAATCCGTCAGGACATCGAAGTTCTACCAGCAGACGAGCCAAAGCAATTGAAGCTTGGATGGGTAGTTTCCGAGATCATCGGTATCGCTATCGTCAACCCACGTGGTTGCGCAGCAGGCCGTAAGTCTGTCGTAATCGGCGCCTAATAAGCCTGATTGAATAAAGTTTAAAACCCCTTGTAGCGAAAGCTACAAGGGGTTTTGTATTTCTGCTAGAATTGTCTTGCGACTTCCAGCAAATGGTACTTGGTGTTGTGCTCTGGAGACCGAAGGATTTCCAGATAACAAGCATCCAAGGCTTGCTTGATTCGAGGGCCAGCAGGAATACCCGCCTCCATCAAATCATTTCCATTTAACTGCATTTCCCTACGGGAATAGACGATAACGCCTCTGAACTGGTCGAACTGGTCCCTAACCAGGAATCCTAGGGCCTCTGCCAATAGTATAAATTGTTCAAAGGTTTGTTCCCAGGGCTCGGGGCTATGGTTCTTGATGACCGCCATAAAGCTCTTGTAAGCCAAGTCGGTGTTCTTCTGAACAAAGACGCCATATCTATCCAGTAATTGCAAAAGAAATACCGTCTTCTTGACTTCCTTATTGGAAAACTTTAGGGCGATAAGTTCTTCTTGCACTCTTTCTACAGGTAGGCAGTTAGCATAGAGGAAAGCTAGACGAGTTTCAAGCTCGCCCTGACATTCATCCTGATGAGGGAGGAAAGCCAAATAGGGCGGCTGGCTGCATAGGAATGGACAAGCCACTTCCAATGCTCCAGATTGCTGAAGAAGTTGTAACCCATAAGATGGGCTCTTAGTCATCAGCGTCTTAGAAAGTTCGTCTTGAATACGTTCAATAGAAACCTTTCTCAAGGTTTCAATGTTGGTACGCATTCCTTCGAAGGTAGCTCCATCTACCGCATAACCAAAACGGGCAGCAAATCTAGCCACACGCATGATTCTCAATCCGTCTTCTTGGAATCGAGCACCAGCGTTTCCTACTGCACGAATGATACCTTCACGAAGGTCTTGAATACCGTTGTAAGGGTCTACAAGACGATCTGCAATAGGATCATAGGCAATAGCGTTGATGGTCAAGTCTCGGCGAGCCAAGTCTTGTTCCACATTCATGACGAAGAAGACTTCTTCGGGCCTGCGGCCGTCCGTGTATTCTCCTTCGATTCTGAAAGTAGTAACTTCAAAATGGTTCTCGACACCTTGTCCCATTACGACCGTGACCGTGCCGTGCTGCAAACCCGTAGGAATCGTCTTAGGAAACAAGTCCAAGACCTCCTGAGGAGTTGCGTCCGTGGTGATGTCCCAATCCTTTGGTGGAACACCAAGCAGTAAGTCGCGCACGCATCCTCCGACAATGTAGGCTTGGTAGCCCTCTTGACTAAGTATGCGACACACCTCAAGTGCTTGCGGGTTGACGAATTGTTGTGAAATGAGTGCGTTTTCCATGGTGAGCAGCGTAAATCTTAAAAAATTGACGTCAAGGGCTAGCGATAAATCTGCCTAGGATTGGAATAATACAGCATAATATTGATCCTCCACCCGAAAGAAGAGCATGAAACTAGACGACATTTCAGAGCTATACCAGTTAATTTCCGATGGAACTTCCTCAATTCCATCGAGGAAGCAAGCTATTTTGCTAAGAAAAGCTGGTCTAGATTCTTACACTTCAGACCAGGGATTTACTAAGCTTGCCTTCGATACCCGTCGTATTGATCAAGAAACTGAATATAATCCACGTCGTGGATTGCAGAACTATAATCGTAGTGAGGCATTTCTTTCTGAGGCTGTTGGTCATAAACTTTTGAGTCTTGCTAAGTTACGTACTGTGTTAGAAAACCTACGTGAAGAATTTGGTCGTGAACCTGAGTGGCAAGACAGTAACGCTAGAGTACTATTAGCAACTCTCAACAATGGTTTGAGAATTGGTCTCAATGATGGAGATTATACTACTGCTCAACCAGCTCAAGGTAGTTTAGATTACATCGAAGAACTTCTTCATGTAAGATATAGATTAGCACTTGCTGATTTGAATAAAATGGGGGAACTAGAAATAAAGAAAGCTATTCTTTCAAAAGATGAAGAGATAACTCGTAAGGATGTAAGACAAGCGTTAGAGATTACTAAGGGTGATATTGCTAAACAAAGTTATGATACTTTAATGGATAAGTTATTCAGCGGAGCCCGCGCTTCTGCTGAAAATCCAGATGTTGAGAGAACCATTACTATCACAATCAGAGATAAGTTTCACAAAGAGAGCTAAGTCATGAGCAGTGAAAGTAACTTTGCCTATTCTCTCAAATACAATACTCACTTTATTGTAAGGAACATCTCAGGAGCCTCTGAAAGTTCTCCTGACAAGAAGACGCTCTTTATCTTCAATTATCCAATCAATCATGGTGACACTAGGGACCTTCTTCAAATTCCGGGTATTCAAGAAGATCATATCCGAGCTTCTTTATTAAAAGGCGTACTACGTCACAAATTTTTGTGTCAAGACATTGAACTTGTTTCAAGCAATATTGATTTGCTTCAATTTAGTGATAAGCAACGTGCTTGGTTGAAGAGCTATGGTTTCACTGAAGGCGTAGAGATTGGGTATGATGAATTGGATGGATACGTTCAAAGCATCATCGGAGGTGGTGGTAGCATTGAACCGCAACACAAAACACTTAGAGACCTCATTCATTTTATTGATGAAGGTCCGGGAGATGGATTTGCTTCGGGAGCATTCAAAGAAGTTTTACCATCAGGAAGTCCATTTCCAACTTCAGTTATTTGGTATCTAGATGTAGCTAAGACCAAGAAACTGGTAGAAAAATTCATTACGTATACACCCAATCACTTTCCAAGTATCATACAATGGAATATGTATGATTTTGATGGAGTGACTTTAATTCACACCGTTACAGATAACATTACGTATAATACTGCATTTGAAGCTACAAGAGTAAGGACGATAAGTTAATGTCAAACGAATCACCCGCAGCAATTTTATTTGACGAACTGGGTAATCCGGTTGGCGTGATGTTCGATGGCTACATCTATCGACTACAAACTCAAACGACTATCGATGATGGATACAGTCACGGACCAGTAGCTGTCAAGGGACCAAATCAAGCTGCTACGGCTTTGGACCCAGCTCTTGTAGTTGCTCCTTCTCCTAATAGTCCATTTACTTTTAGTCCGGCCAGGCCATCGCTCAACGCCACACATAGTGTAGCTTCTTCGGTTACGAACACAACACTTCTAAGTTCCAATTTGACTAGACTTGGGGCGACTGTTTTCAATGACTCATCGGCTATATTGTATCTAAAATTAGGTTCAACTGCTTCCTTGTCCGACTTTACCATCAAAGTATTCCCAGGTAGTTATTATGAGGTTCCCTTTGGATTTACTGGACAAATTGATGGATTTTGGGCGTCTGTAAATGGTTTTGCTAGAATTGGCGAATTGACTCCTTAAAATTCTATCATTAATTGAGTATGAAAGTATAAAATTAAGGCTAATCTCTCAAACACAAGGATAACATATGTCTGGTCAATCACCTGCAAACGTACTATATAGCTCAGACGGCTATGAGTTAGCCGTACAAAGCGGAAGTGCCATTCCCGCTGGTACTCGCGCTCTTCTAATTTCTGGTCAAGATGGTAGCGGTAACGCTCACTTCGTGCCAACTACTCAACTTGGAGTTCTTGGTACAACCGAAATGGCCAATTCTCGGTCCATTATTTCTGGTACCACAGTAACCTCCAGCGGTTCACAACTTGTAACCACTAACTACTTCGGTACTCAAGAAATCGCCCTTGTAGTTAACGTCGGAACGGTCACTGGTGCTGGTTCTATCCAGTTCACCATTCAAGAAGTTGACCCAGGTGACGGTGTAACTGTTTACGGAAACAGTGCAAACACCGTTTCAATCAGCACTGGCAACGCTCCAGGCGTTTTCACTGCTGTCTTGAATATCAGCACCAGCTCTATGGCCAAGGTTACTTGGACCGTAACAAGCACATTCAGTGCAACCATCTATGCCACTGTAGTTAGCAAGGCAACTCCTGCCACTCAGTCTATCAACGGTAGCATTACAGCAACTAACCCATCTGTAAGCACTGATGGCGCCGCTGCTTCTGGTTCTGACACCCAAGTTGGTGGTATCGTAAGTCTAAATAACCCAACTTACACTGCTGGTAATTTGAATGCACTATCTCTAACTACAGAAGGTGGTTTGAGAGTATTCACTGATGGTTATGCAACTACTGCTGCCCCATCTTACACCAACAACACTTCTAATCCTCTATCTCTAACCACCGCAGGTGCTTTGAGAGTAGATGGTTCTGCTGTTACCCAACCAGTTAGCGGTACTGTAACTGCTAACCAAGGTGGTTCTTGGACCGTAACCGCTAACCAAGGAACTTCTCCTTGGGTTACTAGCGTATCTGGTACTGTTGCCGTTACCCAGTCTACCTCTCCATGGATCGTAGCTGGTGGTGGTACTGCTGGAACTCCTGCTTCTGGTGTAGTCACTATTCAAGGTATCGCTGGTATGACTCATCTTTCCGATGATGGTTATGCTTTCGCAACTACCGCAGCTCCAAGCTATACTAACAGCACTTGGAATCCATTGTCAGTTGACTTAGCTGGTAATTTGAGGACCGTCGCTACTCAAGGAACTACTCCTTGGGTTGTAGTAACTAATAAGGCTGCAACTTCTTCTGTTACCTCAGTAGCACAAGCTGTTACAAACACTGTTCTTCTAGCTGCAAATGCTACTAGACAGTTTGCCTCTATCTACAACTTCTCTGGTCAGAAGATGTTTATCAAGTTGGGTACTACAGCTAGCACCAGCAGCTACAGCATTAAGCTTATGCCAAACTCTTACTGGGAAGTTCCAGTTGACTATACTGGCGAAATTGATGCAGTTTGGTCCGGAGCTGGTGGTAACGGCGCCCTTGTAACTGAACTAACTCCATAATTTAGTTGAGTAAGTTTACATCACAAAATTAATGAGAAGCTTACCATTTACTGGTAAGCTTCTTTTATTTTATCTATAATTCAGCATTTAAGTCAGGAGCATAATGAGCGGCGAATCACCAGTAGTAGAGCTGTATAATTCAGACGGTTATCAATTAGCCGTCAATAATGGCGTTGCCATTCCGGCAAATACACCTGCTCTTTTGTTGGCCGGTTCAGATGGCACTAATTCTAGATACATTTTAGTAGACGGATCGTCCAGACAAGTTGTAGCGGGCGCAGGTACTGCTGGCACCCCTGCTGGTGGAGTTATCACTATCCAAGGAGACCCTTCGGGTACGCCAATCCCCATCTCTGGAAACATTACCGCTTCTAACGCATCTGTAGGAACTAACGATGCGGCCATTCCAGGATTTTCAACTTTAATTGCTGGCAGCGATGGGACTAACCTTCGCTCACTTAGGGTTTTTGATCTGGATTCAGGAGGCGGCACCCAATGGATACTTGGTGTTGGACTTCGTAAATCAGCGGGCGGCGGTTCTGTAGAGTTTGGTACTGCTAGTGATCCAATTCGTACCGATCCAACAGGCACTACCACTCAACCAGTTAGTGGAACAGTCACAGCTAATCAAGGTGGTTCTTGGACAGTCGCGGGAACTGGAAATTTTACCGTTGTTCAATCTACCGCATCTAATCTTCGAGCCCAATTGGCCTCTGAAAGTACTACTGGAACAGCTATCCCATCAACCGCTGTTTTGATGGGCGGTTCTGATGGAAGTAATCTTCGACCGATTTTTCTAGATGCATCTGGTAGACAAATTGTTATTGGTGCGGCAGCTAATGGCGCAGCCGTTACGGGAAATCCTGTACTAGTTGCTGGTTCGGATGGCACAAATGCTCGTTCAATTAGAACAGCAACTGATGGAACAGTTAGAGTTGATCCAACTGGCACGACTACACAACCAGTAAGTGGAACTGTTACAGCTAATCAGGGAACGGCTGCATCTTTGTCTAGCAAGTGGCCCGTCCAAGTAACAGACGGCACCAACACTATGCCAACTGGTGATGCGGTTGGTCGTGCTATTTTTGAAAAAATTACAGACGGGACTAATACCGCCACTGTCAAGGCCGCATCTACTGCTCCAGCAGCTACAGACCCTGCTCTTGTAGTTGCTCTAAGTCCAAATACAGATTTGTTTGCTTTTGGCGGAGATCAAAGATTACGTATTGGTCAAGAAACTCTTTTGTTCTTTGATAATGTAGATGGTACAACCGTTGATACCAACAAGTGGACTCAATCTCAATCAGGTATGACTCAAACTCAAACGGGTGGAAATCTTACTCTCAATGCCGGTTCCTCTTTGACTTCTGGTAATTACTCTATTCTTACCTCCAATAAGCAGATGTTAATCTTGGATGAGTTTCCTCTTTATGTTCAATTTAGGGCTAAACTTGTGCCACAAACTAATGCTGTTTTAGAGTTAGGTTTTGGTAATGCTGCAACTACAGCAACCCCTACTGATGGAGTATTTTTTAGAGTTGATACTGCTGGTAATGTGAAGGGAGTAATCAATTTCAATGGAACTGAAACTACAACCGCAAATTTGACATCACTAACTAGTACTACTTTCTACAATTTTGAAATTGCTATTTTTGAAGATCATGCTACTTTTGAAATTCAATCATCCGACAATACCACTAATATAGATATAGATTTAGCTATTCCATTGACTAGCGGCTCTCCAGTTTCTGTTGGCCACTTACCTGTATATGCGCGCGTTTATAATTCATCTACCACATCATCTGCGGCTCAAATAATTTTGGCTAGCGTCAATGTTCAGCAGATGGATTTGAACATGAATAAACCCTGGGCCGAGCAGGTGGCCGGTGCTGGTCGTGCCTCTTTAATCGATCCTTCTACTTTGGCACAGAGCGCTAACTACACCAACAACACCGCACCTGTCAGCGCTACACTTTCCAATACGGCGGCAGGATATACCACACTGGGTGGTTTGTTCCAGTTTGCCGCTGTGGCTGGTTCTGAAACAGATTATGCTTTGTTTGCGTATCAGGTACCAACTGGATTTCAGCTTTATGTTTGGAGTATTACAATTACGGCATTTGTAACAGGAGCACAGAGCACCACTAACCCAACGCTTCTTCAGTGGGCAGTGGGAGCAAACTCTAGTGCGGTGTCTTTGGCTACAGGCGCCCCGAATCCGCCAATTCGTACGCCAATTGGTATGCAACAAGCAAATAAGACTGCTAATATTGGAGATCCATTCAATCCTGGAACCATTACCTATGCTCCTAAAACTCCGATAATAATAAATTCTGGTAAGTATTTACACATTATCTTGCGTATTCCTATTGCTAATGCAACCACTAACCAAATAATTAGAGGATCTTGTACGGTGGAGGGTTATTTTGAGTAACGAAGTATTTGTTCAAGACAATAATCAAGCTGTATTGACTAACGCTACCGTTACGTCAAATGGATCTACCGTGCTTACTGGTTATGGATTCCAACAGATTGCATTAGTAGTGAATGTTAAAGCAGCCCCAACTGGAACTACTCCAACTATTGTTTTTACAATTCAAGAAGTTGATCCGGGAGATAAAATAACTACATTTGGTAATTCTGCCACCACCACATCTATTAATGCTACTGGTGTATTTACAGCAACTATCAACACAACTACTAGTGGGTCTGTCAAAATATCCTGGACTATTTCCGGTGCCAGTGCCTCTTTCACACAGCTCTATGCTACGGTGGTTGCTAAATCTACCCCATCCACACAAACTGTATCCGTTGTAGCTACTGCCGCCACCAATGGATTGGTGTTTGGACAAGTAACTGGATCGGCGGGGGCTTTAGCTGCAATAAGAGCTACTACTTATACTGAACAAACTACTGCTGCTCAGCGTTCAGTTAAATCTGCTAGCGCGAACGACACCAGTGCTGGTACAGGAGCTAGAACTGTAGTTATAACCTATTATGATGCATCCATGAATGGACCATTCACAGAAACAATTACTATGAATGGTACTTCTGCTGTAAATACCGCTAACACTAATATCTGTTTCATTGAAAAAATGGTAGTAGCTACCGTTGGTTCTGGTGGCGTTAATGCGGGTATTATATCTATTTTCACCACTACAGGCGGTGGTGGTTCTGCTTTTGGTTCTATTGGTACTGGTAACATTGTAAGCGGAACCGGAGATAACAGAACATTGTGGGCGCATCATTATGTTGCTAATGGCAAAAACTCATCTATCTTGACCATATCAGGGGGAACCAATGGTAATCAGAGCGGAGTTATATTTTTAAGATCCGCCTTACCTACAATCGCCAATACTTCAGAAACTCAAATCACAGAAGCAATTGCTGTCGTATCTGCCGCAGGAAGTAGCTCTGTTTTTAGAGTTGCTGGAGCCCCCCTTCTAATTACAGGACCAGCCAGAATTACACAATATCTTGTTCCTAACGGAAGTAATACCGTTTTCTATGGCGGATTTGAATATTCAGAGTTATAAGGAGATATAATGGGAGTATTTGATAATAGCCAAAATACATTACCGGCAGCTTGGGGATTGGTCATGGGACAAGTGGGTTCCGGCCAAAACTTTACAGCTTCTCGTGCTCAAGGGTATACCGCCACCAGTGCAACCAGCGGTAAGGTTATTCGTGCAACTACTTATACACCACAAGGTGCTGGAGCACAAAGAAGTGTTAACTCTACAAGCGCCAGCGATACTTCTGCTGGAACTGGTGCTAGAACTGTAACTATCAATTATCTTGATATCAATTTTGTTTTAAAATCAGAAACTGTGATATTAAATGGTGTTACTGGTGTTAATACTGTCAATACAGATATTGCATTTATTGAGTCAATTGTAGTGGCTACCGTTGGATCTGGTGGAGGAAATGTTGGGACCATTCAAGTATGGACTGCAACCGGCGCCACAGGATCTGTTTGGGGTAGCATTGCAGCCAGCGATAATCAAACTTTCTGGGCACATCATTATGTTCCAGCAAATACCACTTGCTACATCATTGGATTTTCAGCAGGAGCAACTGTTGTAGCTGGTCAATGTAACATTAATCACTCTGGAAATCCATTAGTATCTACGATTCCTCAATTGCAAATTGGATTAACTATTATGCATGTCGGAGCTGGAACGTGGGATCATCAATTTGAAGTTCCAATAGCTATACCTGGCCCTGATCTTGTTTGGTTGGTTGAGCGTCCGGTTGCAGTAACCGCATCAACAGCCGTTGCAGGTTTCGAATACATCCAATTCTAATCCTCGTCCGACTTTTCTAAGCATATTTTCATATGCTATGTGAAAGTTAAACAATTAACACGAGGGTGTAAACATGG